TAGAAGCACCCGGCCTGCTGCGCCTGAATCGCATCGGCGTCGAGGCCACGATTGGCTGCTACGGTCTCGCGGAAAATGACGCCGAGTCGCGACACTTCGGCCTGAAGTTCGGCCTGTGCATCGCCGGAAAGAGGCGCATGGATGTCGTAGTCGGCTTTCTTTTCGCCGTCCACGATGATGGTGTATTTGAGGCCGACCGCCGCATCCCAGCCCGTTACATCGACGTGCGTAGCGCGAACGCCGATCGAACCAGCACCGCCAGTGCGGGAGATGATGATCTTGTCCGCAGCCGAGGCGAGCGCATATGCGGCGCTGTAGGCGTCATCGCTGACGACAGCCGTGATCGGCTTCTGTCCGCGCGTTGCGCTGATTGCGTCTACCGCGTCGAAACAGCCCGAGCATTGACCGCCGCCGCTGTCGTAGACATGGACGATGCTCTTGACCCGATCATCTGCGACGAGCATCCGATGCGCCGCAACGATCATGTCGTAGCCGTTACCGCCCCACCACCAAGCCTCGATGCTCCAGCGGTGGAACAGAGGGCCTTCGATCGTGAGCACGCCGACATCGCCGTTGATATCGATCAGGTGTTCAGGCTTCGATCCATGCGGCGACCAGTCGTCATCGTCACGGAATGCCTCGGGCGCCGGCATCGACATTGCGGATGCGAGCATCGCGTCGAGAGCACGCGGCGCCATCAGCATCGGGCGGTTGACGATCGCTGCGAGCATCGCGCCAATCGGCGGCTGCATCGGCGCGTTCTCGCGACCGAAGAGGCGCGAGAGGATGCCGTTCTTCTTCATTCGTTCACCTCAGTAGAAGGCAGGACCGTTCCGTCCGGGCGCGCCTGCGCGAGACCAGCATTGCTCGTCTTGCGCGGATCGCTGTCGAGCACGAAGCCGAGTGCATCGGCTCGCTTGTTGTCCGCCGCGATCTGCGCATCGACTTCCTCGGGGTCTTCGCCGTTCTCAAGCACGATCTGCGAGCGCGCCGTGAAACCGGAACGAACCGCCATGCGATCCGCGCTTACGTCCTGCACCGGATGCGAGTATGGCCATCCCTGCGGAACCCAGAGCGTTCCATCGAGAATGTCGTCGCGCGCCTCGGCATAGCCCGAGATTGAAAGAGCCGCCGACAACACCGCCGCATCCAGCCACGCACCGCGAATGCCCTTCAGCAGTTGCGGGATCAGATAGAGCCACTGATCCATCTCGATCAGGCGACGGAACTCATTGAGGATGAGCTTCAGCGCGCGATCGGAAATGTCGCGAAGATCTCCGGTCAAAATCTCGATCGGCATGCCGAGGCGAGACGCGATCGCCATCAGGCCGCCGCGAATGTATTCCGCATAGTCCGTGCCCGGCGAAGGCGGCTGCGAGAACACCGGTTCCCAGCCTTCCGGAAGCTCGAAGCCCGTTCCCGGCTCAAGGCCACCGATCGGCGTCTGATCGGTATCCGTTCCGGTCTGCAAAGACCCAGCAGGACCGACATCGCTGCCATCGTTGGCGGCTTTCTTGAAGTAGACGCTGAAGAGGTTCGCAACCTTCTGCCTCTCCAGCACCGCGTCTCGCAGGTTGCCGAAATTGAATAGTTCCGTCAGAACGCTCGCGAGGTCCGGAACGCCACGGATCATGCCGGCGCGCAGAGGCTTGTAGAGATGCAACACCTGATCCGCAGGAACGCGAACCGGAAGGTTCATTCCAGCATTCGCGAACTGCACCTCTCCGGGGTGTCGCGGATAGAACCAATACGCGACACGCCGGCCGATCTTGTTGAACTCGATCCCGCAACGGATTTCGTTTCCGTTGCTCGCCAGCTGATTCATGTCGGACGGGCACTGCTCCGACTCGATCAGCTGGAATTGCACCGGCACCGGCAGACCATCCTCGGCGCGACGGCTCCGGATGCGGACGAAGACTTCGCCGGCTTCCTTCCATTCCCTCCACGCCAACGCCTGCAAGCCGTAGAAGTCGAGAACGCCATCGGCATCCATGTATGGAAGCGAACGCTTCCACAGCGCGGCATCAGCCGCGCGCTGCTTGTCCGTGCCCCAGCGCGGCTTCATCTGCACGCCCGTACCGATACCGTTGGATACGGATCGGTCGAGATACGTGCCCGCCCATGGATCGTTCCGCGCAGCTTGCCGCGAACGAGATAGGATCGTTCCCTTCGATTGCTGCGCCGTGTTCGGTCCAGTGAGTGGCGTCCGCCACATCATCAGCCGCCGACCACTTCCGGCCGACGTGTATTCCGGCGTCGGCTTGCTGTTGCCATCAGCGGCCATCAGAGCCCGGTTCCGGTCTGCGTCAGGCGGATGATTCGCTTGCGCTTCGTAGCCGGAGACGCCGCCGCGATCTCATCCAGCATTTCCCGACGAGCGCGGCGCATCGCATCCAAATCGGCGTACTGCACCGTGCGGTCGCCGAACGTCACGCGCGTCTTCCCGCCCGCGATAGCTTTCTCAAGCTTCGCGACATCGTCGGTCGTCCACGCCATCGGTCAGCGTCCTAGGTAGTTACTGCGGATCGTTTGCAGCGATCGCCTTACGGGCGGCGGTGTCGGCTCGCGGTCGCTCATCCTTGCGGCTAGCGCTTCGAAGTTCGGCCTCAGCAGCGATATCGCCGCCATGCCGTACACACGAAGGTCGAGCGCTTCGTTGCGCTTGCCCTTCACCAGTTCCCAGACGTGCGTCGGCTGACCGCGCGTATAGCGCACGACACGCCGCTCGGCCGTCAGCTGTTCGAAATAGTCGGCCGGATACGAGCGCGGCCAGTGGCAATAGCCAGGTCCAGGTTCCTTCACCCGGACTCGCGACATCAACAGAAGCTCCTTGGCCGAATCCACACCGACGGTGAAGAGCTTGATGCCGAATTCCTTGATGACCTTCTTGCCGGGAACGACAAGCGGCCTACCCTTTCCAGCGCGCCCCACGAGCGCATATACGCGGCCGCGATGCTTGCGCGCCCACGCATATACCTGCTTCGTGTAGTGGCCTGCCGAGTCGATCGCGCAGCCAGAGACGGCCAGCACAGCGCCGTCCTCGCGCGCGAATGTCCGCGCAAGATGGTCATCGGCGCGCGCCCACAGTTCCGGCAGCCCCGGATCGCCGCGCAACACGACGTGATCGAGGCCCCAGCTTTCCTCGCCGATGCCCCAGCCCACGAACTCCATCTCAAGGCGATCGTCCTGAACGTCGATCGCGAGCGTCACGATCACGGCACCATCGGGGGCCTTCTCGTAGGACTCGCATCGAGCGGCCAGCGCATCCGCGTCCGCCTTCTCGCCTTCCTCATCCCTCCAGACTTCACCGAGGGACGTATTGACCCATGTCTTCAACGTTTCCGACGCGGTCTTCGCCGAAAGAAAATCCTGCACGATCTCGCTCAGCTTGCGAAACGGGCTATAAAGCTCGTTCAGATGGAAGCCTGCAATGCGTCGATCCGGATAAGCAGCAACCCACTGGCCGCCCTTTACCGCGTCGATACGCTCGGCGTCTGACCAAAGCGCGCCGCAATGCTCGCAGCCATAAGCAGCCGTGCGTGGATCGTTGCCCGTCCATGTCACCTGTGCCCAGCGAAGTACCTGCGCCTCGCCACAATGCGGACAAGGCACATGAAACCGGCGCTGATCGCTCGCCTCGTAAGCCGGAGCGATTCGAGATGTCGCCTCATCGCCCGGTGTAGAGAAAAGCATTAGCCGGCGATTCCAGAACGTCTTCGCTCTAGCGAACGCCAGCGACACCGGGTCGCCTTCGGTTCCGGCGCTAGCTGGATATCGGTCTACCTCATCGCAAATCACGACGCGCACAGGCCGTGAAGCCAGTCCGCCCGGCGCGTTTGCGCCTACCATCGTGATATGCCCGCCCGGAAACCGCTTGTGGAGGATCGTATTTCCACTATCCCGCGCACGAGGATCGGCGATCTTGCCGCGCAAGCACTCCGTATCGCGCACCATCGGCGCAAGACGGTCCTTCGAGAACGTCTCCGCCATGTCCAGCGAGTACGTCACGAACAGGATCGGCGAGGGGTCCTGGTCGATGTAATAGCCGATCACCGCCTTCGCGATGAGCGTCTTTCCGACCTGCGCCGACGACATGACGACGATCTCATCGCATGTCGGATCGCTAACCGCATCTAAGATGCCGCGCTGATACGGAGCGCGATCCAGCCGATACGCGCCAGCCTCGGCACTATCCTCGGCGCTCAACCGCAGGTTTTCTTCCGCCCATTGCGCGATCGACAATCGCGGCGGCGGCCGCCAAAGCTGCTCAACCGTCTGACCGGTCGATTGCAGCAGCTCGCATTCGAACATCATCCGGGATTCCATCGCCGGCCAGTTCGGCCAACGCTTCGTAGACAAGTCCCTGCGCCATGTCCTGACACTGCGCGACCTTCTCCGGTGGAGCGATCGCAGCGGCGATACGTGATGGCAGAGACAACAGCTTCGCGCGCGCTCTCGCAACCATGCCGCGCCAATGCTCGGCGGCAGCCGGAACCCTGACGAGGATTCCGCGCAGTTCTTGAACTTCCAGTTCCGTTTTGTCCGCCTGCGCCTTCGTCAGGCGCGTGCGCTCGACTT